GTTATCTCTTTGTAGGATAATGGTTTGAATTTTATTTTTAAATCATTGACATCCAATGTAGTTCCATAATCACCTGGAATAAAGTTATTCAGTACTATGCTTAAATTTATACCAAATTTGTTTTCTTCATTGCAAGCAGGACAATCAGTATCGATATCCATTTCATTTCCATTCGTTGCGATGCGAATAGCTACTAAGATAGCATCTAAGTCTGTGCTTATGATATCCCATGGTTTTTTGATACTAGGAACACAACTAGCAATTATCTCTGCAACAGCAGTTCCATTATACAATGCATCAGGAGTCTTACTTGTGATCTCATCGATTGCTGTCATTGGATATACAGGGAGTTCACCTGTTTCAGGAATATCTACTACACCCGGCGGGTATCCTAATCCCTTACTGGGAAGTTTTAAATAAATGCTAGGTCTGCGAAAATATTGCTTTAATGGGTTGTTCTCAATGCTCATACTGTTCTCCGTTTTGGGGTAAAATTTTAGACTAAATATCAATAGCAGTATATTTAGCGACTAAAAACCCATGGATGATAAAAATAGCGTTTCTGATGAAGAACGTAGACAATTCGAAGAACAACTAAACCAAGCAAGTAAAAAGGTTGGCAATGCCTCTCAGGACATTGCCAATGCTGCCCAAAGTACAACACAGGGCATGGACAGAAGTGTTGCCGGATTATCAGCACTTGGTGGTGGGTTAGTACAATTCAGTAATGGATTACTTAATAGTCAGGGTAATTTAGGTAAAGTTGGACAAAGTGCTGATGCAGCGGGTAGTGCAATAGGTGATACACTAATGATGTTAGGTCCGTTTGGATTTGTCATTGGTGCATTGATTAAGGTTATTTCTAAAGTAGTAGGTGTTGTTCTTGGTACTGATCAGAAATTATTAGACAATTACGACAAACTAGCAGATTTAGGTGGACAAACTCAGTTCACAACAAACAAATTACGAAAGTTATCAGAAGAAATAGGTCAACCATTAAATGGTGAATATTTTGATAAGCTAGTAGACACTACAAAAACCTTAGGTTCCACATTATTAACATTAGGTAAAACTTCCGGTCAGGGTATGGAAGCTTTTATGCAGGTTGCCAAGTATAGTCAAACTACCGCAAATGAACTTAATCGTTTAGGTATAAATTCTGAAAAGTACACTCAAATACAAGCGGACTATCTTACTATGCAGAGTAAGCTTGGTCTACAGCGAGGCAAAGATGTAACCACATTAGCGAAAGAATCAAAAGCATACGCACAAAATTTAGTAGAATTAGCTGCAGTTACTGGTTTATCAACGGACGCAACACGCAAAAAGCAACAACAGGAAATGGAAAATTTTGCATGGAATGTTAAAATGCGTGAAATGAGTACCACTGATGAAGGTAAGAAACGTGCTGAAATGTTGAATGATATGATAGTTCAGATGCGTGAATTGGGTGGCGACCTTGACGCCGACGCATTAAAAGATATTTTAAGTAATGGATTTGCTACAACTGATGCAGCAAACAAGATGATTACTAGAGTTTCATCTGCGGGTGGAAACTATATTCAATGGGTAGAGCAGTTACGAAAAGATGGTGATTATGAAACCTTTTTAATGAAAATCCAAGATGCAAATCAAAAATCATTAGATCGTTTAGGAACGGCAACTAAGGCATCTGCTGATGCTCAAGATTCTACGGGTCAAAGCATACAGATGGTTAACAATCTTAGCAAGCGCCTTGAAAAGGGTGTAAGAAAACAAGTACATCAGGATACAGAGAACGCAAAGAAGGGCAGGGGTGACGATTTAAAAGAGCTACAAAATGCGTCTAATCAAGCATCTAGACAAATGAATAGTGCAATAGACACATTGGCTAGTTTGCTATCAGGTCCTGTTAATAGAGCATTAGAAGCTTTAACATATGCGTTTAAAGGACTAACGCAAGGATTTTTAGAATTTTTAGCTAGATGGTTTCCAGATTCCGTTGACCCTGCATTGCCTTATCTATTTGACACACAAGAGGAATTGGCAGCAAAGATAAAAGAATCTGGTAAAGGTATTGCAGAGGCTCAGGCTAAGATTGCAAAAGAAAAATCTAAAAAAACAGGATATGATGCTCAAGCAGTACTCATGGCTCAGGATAAAATTTCAGCATTGCAGTTAAAAAATGTTGGATTGCTTAAGGCAGCTAAAATTCAGGGTTTGAAAATTGATCAGGATGACAAAAAGAAAGAGCAAGATAAACAAAAACAAGAAGATGAGAAACAGCCTAAAGAACAAAAACTACCTGATGAGGTAGATAAAAAAACAGAAAAATCTAAAACTGTTATAGAGCAAGAAGTAAAAGGACCTGAAGCTGCAGATGCACAATCTACAGCACCTGCAGCACCTGCTGTACAAGCAGCAAAATCAGCGAGTGCGAAACCTCCACCGGTAACTAGATTTAGAGATAAAAGCGGGGATAATAAAGCTGCGTTACCAAATACTGACAAACCTAAAACAGGTTCTGGTAAAAATGAATCATTGGGAGGGGGATATAAATTAGGTGGAATTGCATCAGGGCCTGAAAGCGGATATAATGAACTATTACACGGTATGGAAGCCATTGTTCCATTACCAAGTGGAATGAATATTCCCGTAAGTTTTAAAGACTTACCAACAGATATATCACCAAAACGTGACACGTTATTAACTCACACAGATGAATTAACATCTATTTTAGAAAATTATATGGAAAATCTATCGGCTAAGATAGAAATGTCTAACAAAACAGAACCAGTAATTCAAAAGCAACCAAAGATTACCCCCGCATTACTTGAGTTAGTCTCATCAAAGATGGATACGTTATTAGATCGTATGAAAGAAAATACTAATCTACAAAGTGAATTACTAGAAATTTCAAAAGCTTAATTAAATGGCAGACAATACAAATCTTAATGCAGCAGTAAATGGCATCGGACGCTTCTCATCTGATTACTCTAATTCATCCAAATCAGCAAATGCAGCATTTAGAAGTCTTACTAATCTTGCATCAAATTTAGGACAGACATCCAAAGATATATTTTCTGCTGTCAAAGATAGCGGTGAAAATCTTGTCAAATATAACAAAGCAATTGAATCCGCATCAAAGACTATAAGCTCATTAGCCGGTAACAGTACTAAATTGGGATTTTCAATTGGTGCAGCAACTAAAATTGCATCAGCTGGACTTACTTCTTTCTTAGAAGTCACTGATAATATATTAAAGTTAAATGACACCCTTGCAGAATATGGGGTTGGTGTTGAAAATTCTTCAATGGATATCATTGGAATTGCAAACGGGGCAGGGTATTGGTCAGCCAACGCTATGGGATTTGCAAAACTTGTAGGAGATACGGGATCCTCTCTATTGGCTCTTGAACCTACAACAGGAAAAGCGGCTAAACGATTTAAACAAATTTTTAACGTTTCTCAAATACAGGGCGGTGTAGAAGGAATAGTAAAATTAGGATATACCCCTGCTACGTTTAACAAGGCTCAACAAGAATATATCAAACTACAATCAGCATATGGATTAAAATTATCAGCGTCAGATGAAAAAGTCAGACAAGGGTCAATGGAGTATGTATTAACTATTACAAAACTAAGTGCATTAACCGGTGATTCTAGAGATGCAATAAGTCAACAACTTGCAAGTCAAGCATTGGATTTTAAATATCAAGCTACAATGAGGGAATTGACACTACAAGGAAACACAGAGGCGGTAAAACAATTCGAAACCGCAACAACACTAATTAATTCGCAATTGGGACCTGATGCACTAAAAGGCATTAATGATATGATTGCTAATGGTACTGCAACCACCAAAGAAGGTGAAGGGGTGATGTTGGCTACGCAGAATCAAGCCGCAGGGTGGGCAGAGCAAGTTAAAAAAGGTCAAATGTCAGGTGTCGAGTATGCTAGAAATGTTGCAAAAGCATATGGTGATTTTATTCAAACAAATAAACAAGCGTTAAGAGTTAGTGAAAATTTCAGAAGGCAAGTTGGTATAACGGGAAAAACATTAACTGGAATAGATTTAGCTGTGGGCATGGCAGATGATGCAACAGTAGATAAACTATTAAAGCAGTCACAGAATGCAGAAGATGACAAAAAAGGAAACCAAGCCCGTCTATTAGAAATTGAACGAAATAAGGGTATTGCAATGGATCAGCTAGCCATATCTATGTCAGGTGGAATATTAGATGCATTTAAAACATTTACTAATTTGGTAAGACGTATTGCACTTGGATCTGCGGGATTGGGTAAGGCAATCGCACCTGAGGGAAGTGAAGCAGAGAAAGCCTTTCAGAAGGTTCAAGATATATTAGGAACAGCAGATGATGCAAAACAAAGTCTTGCAAAAGTAAACTCTGATCTTAAAGAAAATGAGGAAGCAATTAAGAAACACGGAAAGTACACAGAAGATTATCTGAAATACTCCGATGAATACAATAAAGCAGTTGCTAAAAAGAATGAGTTATTAAAAGCAAAAGAAAAGGGACAAACAATAGACGAAAAGGCTTTACAAGATTACATGAAGCAAGAATCTGAAAGCTGGAAACAAATTACTGCTATTTTGTCAAGAGAGAAAAAAATGTTTGGTGGTGTAACAAGCCAAACATTACTTTACAGAAAAAAAGAGTTAATAGAAAGAAAGCAAGAGTTAGAAACTACCGTTAAGGTAAAAGTAGAAGACGAAACCAAAGAAGTTGAAACTGAAAAGGCTAGGAAACGTGCTAAGGAAGCACTTGAGAAACAAAGGAAAGAAGAAAGAGAAGGTAGTACTGCGGAATCAGAAAAAATTGATTTTGCGTCAATTTCAACAAAAAATGGACTAACCGCTAAGGTAAATAGTAAGGTAGCCGATAGATTTCAAAAATTAATCAATTGGTTAGAAGATAAAGGATATGCAATTAATAGTTTGGGTGGGTTTGTAGATCGTGATGTTAGGGGACAAGGTGGTGTAAAAAGCCAACATGCTTACGGAGCAGCTATTGACATAAACCCGAATGAAAATCCAATGGGTAGTAAACTTATAACTGATATGCCTAAAGGTATAAATGAATTTGCCAATAGCATTGGTTTAGGTTGGGGCGGAAACTGGAGTTCAAAAAAAGATGCCATGCATTTTAGTGCAGCTAAACATGAACAAGGTGCAGGATATTCTAAAGGTGGAATCTCATCTGGACCTAAATCTGGATATAAAGTAGAATTGCATGGTACTGAAGCAATTATACCAATGATGGATGGCAAAACGATACCCATAGAATTGAAAATTCCGGATAAAAAAGATGACTTCTCATTTGCAAAACAAGATATAACATATCGAATGAACATGTTGAAATCCATAAAAGTCCCAAATTTTAACTCAAATCAACCGGTAGAATCATATGATGATTCTGCTGAATTTGATTTAGTAAACACATTATTGGACAAAATTCAACTAATGATCACTCAATTTGAAAATAGCAACAGCATACAGTCCAACTTAAAAGTCTACCTACATAATTGAAACATAAATAGTAATTATGTCATATAAAAAGCGTTTTACCAATGCAAATCACGACGGAGCAATGAGTGTAATCTCAGGGCGTAATAGCAATGCGGGTGCATGGAATAGCGACACCGGCGGGATGAATAATCAAGATTTTGGTTATAAAAACTATCAAAGTCGTTTACCTGAAGTTTACACCGGTCATCCAAATCGTGTTGAACGGTATAATCAATATGAAATGATGGATGTTGATGCTGAAATTAACGCATGTTTGGACATTATTGCAGAATTTAGTACACAGAGAAACGAACACAATAACACACCATTCAATATAGAATTTACAGAAGATCCAACAGATCATGAAGTAGAATTACTGAAAAAACAACTACAACAATGGTGTAAGTTGAATGAAATGGATACTAGAGTATTCAAAATATTCAGAAATTCGATAAAATACGGAGATCAAGTATTCATCCGTGATCCTGAAAATTTCAAATTATATTGGGTTGATATGACTAAAGTTAGCAAAGTCATTGTCAATGAAAGCGAAGGTAAGAAGCCAGAACAGTATGTTATTAAAGATATTAATCCAAATTTACAAAATTTAAGCGTAGCAACAAAGACAACTAACGATTTCCAAGCACAGCCCGGAACAGCAGGGTACAGTGCTCCATATAGCTATACAATACCAGAAGCTGGTTCTGCAGGAAGTCGGTTTAGTTTAGGGATTAATGAAGCAGCCATTGATGCAAAACACATAGTTCATCTAAGTTTAACTGAGGGATTAGATAGATATTGGCCGTTTGGACAAAGTATTTTAGAGAATATCTTTAAGGTTTATAAGCAAAAAGAACTATTAGAAGACGCTATCCTTATCTATCGTATAAGTCGTGCTCCGGAACGTAGAGTATTCAAAATTGACGTAGGTAACATGCCAAGTCATATGGCTATGGCGTTCGTTGACCGAGTTAAGAATGAGATTCACCAACGTAGAATACCAAGTACTGCTGGTGGTGCAAGTGTTATGGATGCCACGTATAACCCATTGAGCATGAATGAAGATTACTTCTTTCCTGTAACAGCAGACGGTCGTGGTAGTACAGTTGAGATGTTACAAGGTGGACAAAACCTTGGTGAAATTGATGATTTAAAGTATTTTAATAATAGATTAGCACGTGGACTGCGTGTACCTAGCAGTTATTTACCAACAGGACCTGACGATGGACAAGTTCCATTAAGTGATGGACGTGTTGGAACAGCAATGATTCAAGAGTTTCGCTTCAATCAATACTGCGAAAGACTACAGAATTATATCAGTCAAAAATTAGATGACGAATTTAAACTGTTTTTAAGATGGCGTGGGTTCAATATTGATAGTGGATTGTTTAATATTCAATTTAACGCTCCTCAAAACTTTGCTGCATATCGTCAAAGTGAATTAGATAAAGACAGAGTTGCAACATTCCAAGCTATGGAAGCATTCCCTTATATGTCTAAACGTTTTGCATTGAAACGATTCTTGGGATTAACTGAAGAAGAAATCAAAGAAAATGAAAGAATGTGGGGCGAAGAGCGTGACGCACCTGAAACTGAAGAAGTTAAGGGTAGTGACTTACGTAGTATAGGAATAAGCACCGGTGATTTAACTACCGATCTGCAAGATGCAGAAATGGCAGAGCAGCCCCCTGAAGATAATGCTGGCATGGAAGTAACACCCCCCGTAATGGGTCCTGATATGGGTTCAGGTATGGCTGCTCCGGCTCCAAATGCTGGCATGTAAGATAAATATAGTTTATGAGACTTTGCGAAATGTTCGAACAAGCTGTACCCGGAATTCAAGATGTTGAAAACGACAACAGCCGTCCAAAATGGAAAGAAAGCCGCAAGACAAGGCTTACCCTAAGACAAATCCGCAAATTGCGCAAAATGAATGATGTGCGTTCATTTGAACGTGCCAAAAACCTCAAAAAAGTTAGAAATCAATACAAACCGGCTGAACAAGCCCCTCAAATGTAATATACACGCCAAAAACGTAAAAAAATAGCAGTTATTAAGCTGTTTTTTCAAGTACCCACTAAATAATTACACAAAGCCATTTCTATAGGAGAAACTAATAATGGATAGCAAAAAATTTGAAAAACTTATTGATCTTATCATCAATGAGAACGAAGAACAAGCACGTGAGTTATTTCACGATATCGTTGTTGAGAAAAGTAGAGAAATCTATGAATCAATGATGGCAGATGAAGAACTTGACGAAAGTGATATGGTCGGCGACATGATGGATGAAATCAGTCATGAAGAGGCAGGCGGTATGACTGAAGATGATGATGAATTTGATGACATAGAATTAGACGGCGACGATGAAATTGCCGATTTAGACGATGACGTAGAAAACGACATGGAAGACCGAGTCGTTGACCTAGAAGACAAACTAGACCAATTAATGGCTGAGTTTGAAGAATTAATGGGTGACGAAGAAGGTGAAGAGCACATGGGCGGTGATGACATGGACATGGGCGATGACGACATGGGCGATGACGACATGGATGATGAAGACCTAGCTATGATGGAAAGCTCTGACGAAGATGAGGAAGAAGATGAAGAAGAGGATGAAGATACCCTCGAAGAATCAGTTCAGTTGCAAAAAGTTGCTGTTCCAAAACACGGTGACAATGGTGCAAACAACAAGAGTGTTGCATTAAGCAGTGGACCAAAAGTTAAAACCGGTGCAAGCCCAGCTAACTTAAACAAAGGTTATCAAGACAGCGGAAAAGGTGGCACACAAGGTGGTGTATTGAACCCAGCATCTAAAGATATAAAAGGTGCAGGATCATATAAAAATGCGCCAGGTATCAAAGGTGCAAAAACTGAAACAGCTCCTAAGCCACAACATGGCAAAGGTGGTGAAGGACAAAACAACAAGAGTATCGTTGGTGAGTCCAAAAAGTCAGTTAAAAAAATCATTAAGAAGTAAGGAACTCTAAAGCAAATGGCTTTGTATCTTAGAGAGAATCTAACATTTGACCGTGCGAACATGGTTGTTGAAAGTGTTAGTGACGGCGAAAATAAAAAGTCTCTTTACATGAAAGGGATTTTTATACAGGGCGGGGTTAAAAACGCAAATGAGCGTGTTTACCCCGTTTCTGAAATAGAAGCCGCAGTTGAAACCCTCAATGAACAAATAGTCAACGGAAACAGTGTTTTAGGTGAAGTTGACCATCCAGATGATTTAAAAATTAATTTGGACCGTGTATCCCATATGATTACTAATATGTGGATGGACGGTCCAAATGGTTTCGGAAAATTAAAAATATTACCAACTCCAATGGGACAACTTATTTCAAGTATGTTGGAAGCTGGAGTGAAGTTAGGTGTGAGTAGCAGAGGAAGCGGAAACGTTGACGATGGTACTGGTAAGGTTAGTGACTTTGAAATAGTCACTGTGGATATTGTCGCACAACCTTCTGCCCCTAATGCATATCCTAAAGCAATCTATGAGGGCATGATGAACATGAAGCATGGTCACAGATTGTTAGATATCGCAAAGGATGCACAAAACGACAAGAAAGTACAGAGATTCCTAAAAGACGAAATGGTTCGTCTAATCAAGGATCTCAAGATATAAAAGGGGAATAAAGCATGATGGATGCTATTAAACCGTTACTTGAGAGCGGAATTATCAATGAAGAAACCGGTGCTGCTATTAATGAAGCATGGGAATCTAAATTGAATGAGGCCCGTGAACAAGTACGTGCAGAACTCCGCGAGGAATTTGCACAACGTTATGAACACGATAAGGTTGTAATGGTTGAAGCCCTTGATAAGATGGTCACAGCAGGTCTAGAAGAAGAAATCAAAGAGTTTAATTCTGATAGAATAGCAATGAATGAAGACCGTGTAAAAGCTCAAGTTAAACTACGTGAGAGTGCAAGTAAGTTCAATGATTTTATGGTAACAAAGTTAGCAGAAGAAATCAAAGAATTACGTGGTGATCGCAAAGTTCAACTAGAGAGTCAACAAAAACTTGAACAATTCGTTGTTCAAGCTCTTGCCCGCGAAATTAAAGAGTTCGCACAAGACAAGAGAGAACTTGTTGAAACAAAGGTCAAGTTAGTCGCTGAAGCACGTAACAAACTAGAAACACTAAAAGGTAAGTTTATTTCCGAAAGTGCAAAACGTTTGAACACTGCCGTAACTACTCATCTTAAGGGTGAAATTGGTCAACTGAAAGAAGATATCAAAGTCGCACGTGAAAACGATTTTGGTCGTAAGATATTTGAATCATTTGCTAGTGAATTCAGTTCAACTCATTTAAATGAGAAGGCTGATACTCGCAATCTAATGGTTCAACTAGCTGAAAAAGATAAGCAATTGGCTGAATCATTTAAAGCAATTGACAAGTCAAAAATGTTGATTGAAAGTAAGGAACGTGAAGTTCGTATCATCAAAGAAAGTAATCTACGTGAAAAGACTATGGCTGATTTGCTAAGTCCATTGAACGAAGAAAAAGCTTCTTTAATGAAGAACTTACTAGAAGGCACACAAACATCAAAATTGAAAGTTGCCTTTGATAAGTATCTACCAGCTGTTTTGAATAACGCTAATGTAAAAACAACCTCTAAGGATGTATTGACAGAAAGCGTTAAGGAAGTAACTGGTGATAAAGCTGCCGTTAAACAATCAGTTGATGTTGAGATACGTGACAACGTAATCGATATCAAGCGTTTGGCAGGGCTTTAATAGACATACGAAATTAGGAGAATAAATTATGTCACAAGTACTCTTAGAAAGTCGTTGGGACGAAACCAAAGAAGCCCTACTAGAAGGCTTAAAAGGAACTCGTCGTTCAACTATGGGTGTTATTTTAGAAAACACTCGCAAATCATTATTAAAAGAATCAAGTGCTGGAACAACAACAGCAGGTAATATCGCTACATTGAACCGTGTAATTCTACCGGTGATCCGTCGTGTTATGCCAACTGTTATCGCTAACGAATTAGTTGGTGTTCAGCCAATGACCGGCCCAGTTGGTCAGATTCATACACTACGTGTACGTTATGCATCAAGCATGACTGATAGTAGTGGAGCTAATACAAGCATTCAAGCTGGTGAAGAAGCATTATCACCATTCAAGATTGCACAAGCTTATTCAACATTACGCAGAGATGACACTACTGCTACTGGTTATACTGGTAACAATACTGCTGTTCTTGAAGGTAATGGCGGTAAGCAAATCAGCGTACAAATCTTACGCCAAGCTGTTGAAGCTAAATCACGTAAGTTACAAGCACGTTGGACATTCGAAGCTGCACAAGATGCTCAATCACAACATGGTATTGACGTTGAAGCAGAAATTATGGCCGCTTTAGCACAAGAAATTACTGCTGAAATCGACCAAGAAATTCTATTGTCATTACG